CTGCATAAATGTACACCGTGAAATGGGCACCATTTACAGTTATCGTTTACAGTGGGTTTATGTTCCACTTTTTTGTATCCACTCAAATCAAATGCTTCATTTATGAATGTATCGATTGATTGAGTGGCTTTGTTTAGTTTAACTTTACCAGATGGAGGTGAAAACGTTTGAATGCGACGAATAACGAAATCCTCGCTTTCGAATAGTTTACGTTTAACAATGAAGAATTCCACCTCAATTTTGTCTATTGGATGATTGAACATTTCGGATATGAATTTTTTGTATAGGATGAGCTGGAATTGCTTGTTCTCGTCTTTTTTCTCCTTGTCTCGCCACCCATTACCCGACGTTTTGATATCGATGATTTTGATTGTATCTGTTGGTTCATGGTACATGACTACATCAAGGTAACCTTGATATACAACGTTAGGTAATGATGGGTTTTGTATTTTGGATACAGGTACCTCACATCCAACTAAATACCAACCACGTTTGGAGAAATGTTTGGATTTGTTTTTGGCGAAATCACGGATGATTTCGATACCGTCATCGAAAAATTCACGTAGTTGTTCAGGTGTGCAGAAGTGCTGGTTACCGTTTTTCTTGTATTGCGTCTTGTATTCAGTGCGGAGTGCTTCCTCGAACATTTCTGATGTGTTTAAGCGGTCCGCTTCAGCAGCGCTTTGATCGTACATTACGGTTAAATAGTGCTGGATTACTTCATGCACTGCAGTACCGAATACAGTATGAATGGTTGAGCTGAATTGCCTATGCCCTTCCACATAGTTTAACGACCATTTCTTTCTACATTCATTGAACATGGATAACTGCGAGTACGAGATGAGTTTCTCGTTCGCCCAGTCCATGTCTTTCGGTTTGTATTTACGGATGTCCTGTACAATTTGGGGTAGTTTCTTTTTAGCCATAACCGGAATATACAAAGAAAGCCTGGCAGAGCCAAGCTTTTTAAGTATTTTGTGTAGTACTGGATTATTTAATTATACCAGCACGTACTTGAAATAGTTTACGCATTTCGGCTAATTGTTCGGATTGACCAACAATAGAATCATATGATTCCATACCCAAACATTCCCCTTCAGTGCTTAAACTGGTTGCGCGTTCAGCAACATTGTGTAGGTCCATGTCCGTTTTTGCGTCTTCTCTAGCGTATTCTAATAGACGAATGAATAACGGAACGTCTACGGTGATTGTGTCTTTTGGGTTCATGTGTGTTTATGTATAAATATTAACGGGAAATATATTCTTGCAACTTGCGTTCAAAGTCTCTCAATGCGCCCGCCATTTCGTATGATGGGATTTCAATTGCGAGTTGTTTCAGTTCAACTATGTCGCGCAGTAGTTCATTGTGGATAGATTCCATTTTTTGCAAATACAAGATACCGTCCATTAATTCCTCACGCAAATGTGTGATGTAGTTTGGTAGGGTCAAGTCTTCGCGGTCTAGTCCAACACCATATTTTTCACGGCCGAATTGTGCACGTTCGATAAATTTGTCTATTACTGAATCCACAACGTGGTCTGTGGTGGGGATGGTGCGGCTATTTTGTTTTTCGTGGTTTTCTTGCATTTTTTTCAGGTTTTGGGTTGTCTATGCCCATTTTTAATAGTGTCTCGGTTACGCCAGATTTGCCTAGCAATTCCATGTATTCAGCAGCATCGCTTAAACTACATTCGTAGTAGCGAGCGATATGCTCGGCTTCGGGTGTGGTGGATTTTTTAGTTTTACCAACCCATTTCAACCATACCTTACGTTTTGGGATTAAATTACAGTATGCAGTGTAAATGTATTTTTTTTGGTCGTGTGGGATTTTTTGAACGTAATTGGCTAGTTCGATATAGTCCATATTCATGGATATGAACTTGTGGATCATATATGGCTGGAAGACCAGCCAGTCCTCCTCACTGAATGTGGAGGCTGGTTGTTTCTTCACAGTGATTTGCTCGAGCCAATCGAATAGTGTCATGATTACAAGGAATGTTCTTTGTATTCGTCACGCAATTCTTTTGGTAACGAGTCTAAAACGATTTTTTTAGATTCGATATCGTAAAATACTCCGATTGGAACCAAACCGTCTTCGTCTGACCCTAAGATAAATTTGGAAATTTTACGTAAAACGTAACCTTGTTGGAAGATAATACCTCCGTCAAAACCTTCAACTGCAGTTGAATTGGCTAAATCAATTTGTGGTTGTTGTTGCATTATTTATTTGTGTTTATATGGTTTCTAAAATTTTAGCTATACATGCAAAGAAACATATTTCTTTGTCAATCACACTCGCACTCTGGAATATATGGTCGTTTAGTGTGATAATCACGAGTCCTTCGTTTCCAGATGCATATTTCTCGATGTCTGTGTATAGTTTTTTGTATAAACTGTCAAAGTCACTCACATCGCTGTCCGCTACTAACTTACGGATTTCAGTGAATGTTTTTGAGTGTTTTTTGGATAGTAACTGAATTAAATTGTTTTCAGTGTCTGTGTCATTGGTTAATGTTTGAGACAGCGCAAGTTTATTGTCTATAACGTGCTTTTGTACGTTGTTAATAATACGACGTAAATCAGGATAGTACGCGTTTATAATCGCAGCTACGTCGCTGATTTCGTACTGTATATTTTCAGTGTCGAGTATGTTTACTACGTGTTTGGCTACGTGTTTTTTGCTTGGGGGTTTCAAATTATAATCCTCCAAACGTGAACGCAACGGTTCAATTAGACGTTCTGGATAATTACCGGTTAATATGAATCGTGTGTTTAAGCTATATGTTTCGATCATGTTTAGTAGCAACACTTGACCCGCTTGCAGGATATGAGTTGCTTCGTCTAGTATGACGATTTTGGGTGCGCTTTTGAATGACATTACGGATACGAATGGGAGGATTTCGTTTTTGATGTCCTCGATACCACGTTTGTCTGTAGCGTTGATCATGATGTAGTCACAGTCAATGTTGCGAGCGATGATTTTCGCTAGGGTGGTTTTGCCGGATCCGGCTTTGCCAAAGAAACCCAACATAGGAATGTTATGTTGTTCGAGCCAACCCTCTACTTTTTGTTTAAGGTAATCATCACATACATAGCCCTCAAGTGTTGATGGCCTGTACTTCTCGTTCATTACATAGTGTTCTGTTTGCATAACTTATTTTTGAGTGGAATATACAAAGAAAGCCTGGCTAAGCCAAGCTTCTTTGATTAAATATAGTAAGGGATGATTACTCAGTAATAATACCAGCCAATTTTTGCATGCGCAAGAATTCCTCGTTTACTGTTGGTGTAGCTTTAAGTGCATACGGAGCAAACAATTTGATTAGGTCTAATTTTGCTTGCTGGTTTTTAACTTTGCTAATAACGATAACGTTGTTTGAATATTCGAAGTTTTTGTCGTATGTGTTTTTTAAACGCTGGATTAAACCGTTGATTTCAGCACGTTTACCTTTGATTTTAGCTGGATCCAATGTAACTTTAAATGATACAGTTGCCTCGGATGGTTCTGCTTTAGTTACACCCGGTGTTTCAGTATCGGTTGGTTCGATTCTTACAACATGGTATTTAACTCCAGCATTGTCCATGATTGTTTTGACTACTTTCTCAAGATATGCTTTAGTTGCAAATGGGCTGTCTTTTTGTGGGAATGTGATTTCGTCTCCGTTTACAATGTAGTGAACGCCTTCCTCCATTTTGCCACTGTATTTTTTAAGGTTTGCAGGTGTTTTTAATGGGAAATAGTTTTTTCCAAATTTACCAACAATCATTTTAGGTAACGATTTACCGGATAATGTTTTCAAATATTCCTCGATAGTACCGTCGTTTCCTTCTGCTTGCCACGCTGCGTATCCTTTTTCTGCTTCTTTCAAACCAGCTTCGTATTCTTGAGGTTCACGAGCAGCAATGTCTGCTAACTTGTTTTCCTTGCCTTCATCGTCCAACCCATCCCAGTTTTTCCATGCCGCTCCTGCTTTTTGTGCTGGGATGGATGGGCCAAATACTTTCTTAATTGCTTCTGGGTCTCTCATGCTTTGTGCATAAGGGCCATAGTTGTCTATATTGTTTAGTGCGTCTATGGCTGCTTGAGTTTCAGTTGATTGGATTGTTAAGTCGTAACTGTTACGGCCTATGCCTTTCATTCCGTCTTCTTCTCCATCCATTTCGCGGATAATATCGAATAATTTCATATTTGTATGTATGTTTATGTATAAATATACAAAATGGTGACGCTGTTAAATAGCGTCACCGTATAAATTGTATCTTTTTACAGGTTCTGGTTCGATTGCTTTCTCCTCAGTTCGGATGACATATAGCTTACTGTCGAGTGGGGCTAAACGAAATTCAACTTGTTCTTGATTCTTGTCAAACCATGCCTCGAGTGTATCGGTTAATGATGGGTGTACCACTTTTTTAGTGTCGCCTACCAGTACCCATCTATCCGAAGGTGGAACCCGAGTAGCAATAAGTTCATTGTGTTCTATTATTTGTTTTTCCATTGTAATCTATATTTTATATTTATATTTTCATCAGCATATTCCCACTTATAACCACCCGAGGTATGGCTAACTCCACGAAGAACATTAGAAATAGAATCGGGGAGAAATCCCATTTTTTTAGTTTGGGATAAAGAATCATATGTTGACAGTATATTTCCGTCTAAATCCAATTGGTGTATTTTTCTAAATTTAGGGGAAATGGGTTCATCAAATGGTTTGGATAATAGTTTATAAAACATATGATTAGATATATTGAGATCTTTCAAAGCATCTTTTTTTGTAGGGAATTCATTAATAACATCCCCATTATGGTCTATTTGAATTATCTCACACCCCTTCCATAAAGGATTAAATAATGGTGAATCTGGGGGAAGTTCAGTATAACTCCAAACATGTTTATATGATGTTTTTTGATCACCTCTAGCACAAGATCCTATATTATCATTACATTCAGTCCAATGATTTTTATTATTAATATGCATTTCAGCTTCAACACAACTGTTCCAAAGTTTAACAAATTCACCTTTTATAGTATATTGATACACGGGAACTGAGTTATGTTCGGATATTTTGTTTTTATGTTGTTCACTGATTGTAAAGCTGCCTGTTTTTCTTTGGATAAATTCTAGTTTTATACGCTCATATTCTCTACTAGTAAAGTTATATGGATCTCTATGGTTCCATTTTTTCTTACCTATAGCCATCAGCCACAATGCATACCACAATTTTTCTTGGTTTGGATATATCTCACATAGTAAACGATGACATAAAAAATGCTCACGAGCCGTCAATTCAACTATATTTTCTTTTACATCTTGACCACCAATACATTTAGGTGTAATATGATGTTTCTCACTATATCCTTCTAGATCGCGATTTTGAGCACGCTCAATAATGCTGTTATATATTTTTGTATAATCCATGTCGGTTATACATATTACCCGGAGACACGTAAGTCGCACTCCGGGTAAAATAATTCTTTACATCATCATTTGAGATGGATCGTAGCCACCGTCTTCTTTCTTGTCTTCTGGCTTGTCTACGATAACACACTCGGTTAATAAAATTGTACCGGCAATGCTGGATGCATTTTTAAGGGCGCTGCATGTTACTTTGGTTGGGTCAAGTATACCTGCTTCCTTCATGTTTACGATTTCCTCAGTTTTGATGTTGAATCCAAACCATGGTTTAGTTCCAGCCTCACCAGCTTTACCAATTTCCATGTTGATTGGGTAAATTTCAGCAGCATCATATCCTGCGTTGATTAAGATTTGCTCAAATGGTTTACCGCAAACTTTATATACTAAACGTTTACCGAAATTAAAATCAGATCCGTCTGTACCGCGTTCAGTGATTGCTTCTCTAGCGTACAATAATGCTGTACCACCACCAGGAACAATACCGTCTTCCAAAGCACATTTAGTTGCATGCAATGCATCGTCAACACGGTCTTTCTTTTCCTTCATTTCCGTTTCAGTATTACCACCTACGTGTACTAAAGCAACACCACCTACAAATTTAGCCAAACGTTCTTGCAACTTTTCAGTTTCAAATGGTGTTGTGGATTTATCGATTTGTGCTTCCAATTCTTCAACGCGTTTAGTGATTGCGTCTTCCGAACCTTGACCGTCAACGATTGTGGTTTGTTCTTTAGTTACAGTGATTGTACGTGCGTTTCCGAACCATTCGTCCTGGAATTTGTCCAGTTTCATACCTTTGTCTTTGTCGAATACAGTACCACCAGTTAATGTAGCGATGTCTTCTAGTATTAACTTTCTACGGTCGCCGAAGTCAGGTGCTTTAACAGCAACTACTTTTAACGTACCACGCATTTTGTTTACAATTAATGTAGCTAATGCTTCACCGTCGATGTCTTCCGCAATGATAAGTAATGATTTTCCAGTACGAGCTACACCGTCTAAGATAGGTAGCAATTCTTTCACTTGTGTGAATCTATGGTCAGCGATTAATACCAATGCGTCAGTTAATACAGCTGACATATTGTTGTTGTTGGTAACGAAATATGGTGACTTGTAGCCACGGTCAAATTGCATACCTTCAACTACCTCTAAGTATGTTTCGCCAGTGCGAGATTCCTCAATGTGTACTACACCTTCACGGCCTACTTTCTCCATTGCGCGTGCAATTAATTTACCAGTTTCTGGGTCATTGTTTGCAGAGATAGATGCGATTTGCTCTAGCTGGTCTTCAGATGTGATTTTTTCGGATGAATGTTTAAGTGATTCGATTACTTGCTTAACTGCTGCATCGATTCCACGTTTGATTTCAACTGCGTTTCCGCCTTCATTTAAACGTTGCAAACCTTGCTTAACGATTTCACGAGCTAATAATGTTGATGTAGTTGTACCGTCACCTGCATTGTCTGCTGTTTTGATTGCGGCTTGCTTGATCATTTGCGCACCTAAGTTCTCAATTGGGTCTTCCAATTCCGAAATGTGTTTCGCGATGGATACACCGTCTTTTGTGGATACAGCTACTCCGTCATGGAAGTATACTGTGTTTCTACCTTGCGGACCTAAACTGGATACTACTGCGTCTGCTAATGTATCGATTCCGTTTGCTAATTTTTTACGTGCCTCGGCACCTAGTTTGATTTGTTTGCTCATATAACTTTATTTGATTTTGGATAGAACTGTTTTCTCGTTGCCAATGAAGTACTCGTCTCCATCGTGTTCAATTTTAGTGAATCCTTGTGTTGGTAAAATTACCACGTCGCCTACTTTTAGTACCGTTTCTACGAATGTTCCCGTTACGGTGTGCGAACCAGGTCCAACTGCTACTACTGTTCCTTTTGGGTTTCTATCTTTACCAGCGTCTGGTACTACGATAGATCCATACATTGTTTCCTCTGTTTCTAGTGGTTTAACTATAACCGCGTCGAATAGAGGTTCGAAAATTGTTTCGTTGCTCATATTTCTACTTTGTTTAATAAATTATTGATTCCGTCTTTTACTACATTCCATGTGTCCATGTATTCCTTGATGGATGAATAATGGCCTTTGTTTACATAGAATTTTTGTTTTGCGATCGCGTTTAACGCGTTTCTGAAGTTACTGTAGTAACCAATTACATTTTCGGTGTCTTTACCAGATGCAACAGCACCTCTAAATCCACGTTTAACGGTGGTTTTTTCAATTACAGTGAAGTTTGAACTGTCCTTTGAAATGTAAAATGGATCCATTGCAGGATCAGTAATGATGCACACGTTTGATTGAGTGTCTACAGTGTTTGTGTCGCGGGCCGGACGCCCTTTGCGTTTAGTTGTTGTTTCTACCATAACTATATTTTAAATTATAACTGAATATACGAAAACTGATTGGCTAAGCCAAGTTTATTTGATTATACGTATTAAAAGGATGTTTGTTCTTTACGGATTAAATAATATTCGCTGGATGAATCCGATGTTTTGAATTCGAGTTTCATTAAACCGCGGTAACTAAGGTATAGTTTACCACTGTCCATGTCCTTGTTTGCGTTTAATATGTTACGGAATGCATCCGAATTAAATGGTATAGATATGTCTACTGGGTTTATATCTGCGTATATTTGGTACGTGATTTTGTTGTTGTGGCCGTTCTCGTCGCCAAATGTAAATAGAATAACGTCATCGTCGTTTAAGTCTTTACCAGTGGATATTAACATATTGTTTACGTCGCCTAAAGCACCCTTTGCTTTTACTAGGTTCACGAGGTCTTCTTTCTCTAGGGTAGCTGTCGCGTCCCATTCTGGTGCGTTTACAGCACCAACTTTGCCTATGAGTAGCGGATCTGCTAGTGCATACGTTAAATTGAATGCATTGTCCGCAATGTGTAGTTTAGTGTATACGGATTTGTTTTTTTCCAGTGTGAGCATTAAGTCACCACCACATATGTTGATTAAACCGAGTAGTTTTTTCGTGTCGAATATAGCTAAATCACTGTCCTCAATGTCAATGTTGTTGTGTGTGACGCGGCCAATTACTTCCTTGCTTAGTGACATAAAGTCAATGGATAGTTGTTTGTCGCGGGTAACCCATTTGACTGATTCGATTTCGCCCAAATGGTATTTGTCTATAACGGATTTAAGTACTAACCTGTTGATCATATAACTTTAATTTATATTGAATATACGAAATAAATAGTGTGTATCCTAGCCAAAGCTGAAGAAATCATCAATGAATGTATTGAGTTTTAGGTCCCAACCTATATCTGAATACAATGTTTGTAGTTTATTACGCATGATTGAATCGAATAGACCTTCACGGTCGATGTATTTGTTTATGATTTCAGTGATTTCTGGCATGTCGTTGTAGCCATTAAATCCAATTACCTCAATTTTGTATGGGTTTGGTTTAAGTTGTGCGTAGTACATTTTGTCCCCAAGCGAAAATTCAGGATATTTTGCGGATTGTTTCTTGAACCGAATGAAATCGTTTGCAATGATGGCTGCTTTAGTATTAACAGGACATTTTTTCTTAAGTGTCGAGAATAACTCACCTGGCATGGGTGCACGCTCAATGTACTCGCCTAGTTTTTTAAGGCCGGTTGGTTTGAGTAGGTGCTTCCAGTCTATGGTGTTGAGTGATGCTTTAAATTCAAGTACGTCTTTGTCTATGTCTGCTTTAGATTTACCGAACAATATATCCTTAATTAATTTCTCGCCAAATTTACGGAATAGTGGGGGGAAATTGGATTTCATTAAATCGAGTCCCTTCATTTCAAGTTCCTCAATTTCAATGCCCTCCTTGTTTACAATATACATTGCGTACCTACGTTTGCCTGACCAGTATGCTTTTTCCGCAATTACTTCCTGTTTCAACTCGAAGTAGTGTTTGTCGCGCATGTTGAATAAATCCAAAGTCATACTGTTTAAGTTATTGTTTGCTTGGGACTGTAACTCGTCCGTTAGTAGCAGCAATTTCTCAATTTTTAACTTGCGATTGTTTATGTCCAGGTCTGGATTGCGATGCATAAGTAGATCGGTTAATTCCATGTATAGTGAATCGGTATCGCTGGCTTTTACATACGGGTATAGCTCTTTCCCTACTTGGTCAGATATGTACTGGTTTACGAATATGATTGATTCCTGAGTTAATCTCTGGCCGCTGTTAGTTATCCCGGCTGAGCATATTTTAAATCCGTCAGTAAAACGCCATGAGTTAATGGCATACGTACCATAAAGTGCGTTTTGCAAGATTTTGAATGCCATCTGGTACAGGTCGAATAGTTTATAGTCGTCCCACTTTTCACTTTTACCCGCGTCTTTTTTAAGTGCACGGTAGTGTTCACGTTTCAAGAACCAGTCCTCAAGTACCTCACACGCAATGCTTTTAATGTCGGTGCGGAAAAATGCACCACTTGCAGATATGGTCCAGTTGTTTTTCTCGATTAAATCGATTAATGAACCAACAGCAATGCTAGCGCCTTTCAACTTGTACGTGTATTTGTCCAGTTTTTGTATTTTCACCAGTTCCTCCGGGTCACGCTGCTTAAGTTGCTCAAGTGAATTGTACTGTTCGTAATTGTTTACAGTTACAATGCGACCCATCAACGTTTCCACACCCAAATTTAACGATTTAATGATGGATGGATACAGTGAGGTAAAGTCAAGGTCGGATAGGTTTGAATACAAACCAGGTACTGGGTCCAACAGGTACCCACCAGCATATGAATCACTTTTACGTACTGAATGTATTTTACGTTGCATGTATGCTCCCGAAGTGGTCTGGATTATAGCCATGCTGCCCTCGATGCTGTGTATTTTACCCGAAATGGTTGGGGTGCCTCGCTGGTGTATAATTTCGTCGCCAACTTCAAATTCACGTATGGATGGATTAGTGGTGGTTGGTTTGTTTGGTGCAACTATACCCTTACGTTTCAAATAGGTCAATATAGCGCCCTCGTTTAGTGCAGTATTGTAGTATATTGATTCGTATGGTGTGTGACATATATGTGAAATTAATATGGTTAACTCGATGAATTTCAACTTGTCTTCCAACGCTTCCAGTATTTCAACATCGCGAATGTTGTAGTCTATGTATGTGTTTGGATCCTCACGGAACAATGTGTCCAGGTTACCGTTGTACTCAATTTTGCCTAGTTTAGCGTATTTGGTGCCTATGTCGCCCAATTTGTACGACGGTTCTTCCTTCATGATGTACTTCTTAAGTAGCAACATGAAGTCCAAACAGTTAACTAAACCAATTTTAATTGGTGAGTTTGGGTTGTTTGGGTTCTCGTCGATTTTGCCAACTGGGGATAAACGATATACTTCGTCACCCAAACGTTTTTTAATACGGTAGTATAGGTATGGCATATCGAAGAAATCACTATTGAATCCAACGCAAATGGTCGGGTCCATTTGTTCCCACTTGTTTAGGAATTTACGCAGCAACGTATTTTCGTCGATGCATGGTACAACTGACTTACCATCCGCAGATATTTCCTCGATTTGACTTTTCTTGTCCAAAATGAAACATGTCTTTTCCTTAGTGCTGGCATCAATTAGAGCAATAGCGGTTATTTCCGCATTTGCTTCTCGTATGGTGGTTGGGTTAAGTGCGCCAATGATTTCAATCTCGATATCCAGGTATACCAGGTTGTGGTAGGATGGCATATCGTCTGTTTCGTAGTATAAATCACGCAACAATACAAGTTCCTTGTCAATATCGCGTTCGAGTATGCTAGGGTCTTTCCAGTCGTATTTACCGTTAACAGGGGAACACTTGTCTCCAAATAGTGTAGTGTGTTCACCGTATTCGTCTAACTTGTATACAGTTGGACGGTACTGGAATTTGGATATGCCTGATTTGTCGTCGCGGAGGAAGTAATGGTATGCGTCTTCTCCGTTGCGTGAATAGTAAATACTTTGAAACATAAACTTGATTTTAGTGGAATATACAAAGAAAGCCTGGCAGAGCCAAGCTTTAATGTGAGATTGTGGGGGTTTTATTGAGGTGTACCAAATTCATCTCTCAGTTCATCCTTTATCATCCCTACAGTAACATCTTCAGGTCTTAAATTTTTAATTCCTGTTCTATATTTGTAAATGTGCATTTCTTCTTCATTGAAAGCAGATGTATAGTGAAAATATTCATCCAAATCCTCATCTATTTGTTCCTGTGAATACCCCATATCTTTTAGAAGAGATACATAAGCATAATAATCATGAACATATGGGGTATCCTTATCATCCTCATCATTCGGGAATATTAAGGTTCCTAGTGCTTTGTCATTATCATTGAATTGGACCTCATTCAACATTAATCTACTAGTAGCAGCCTTAAATTTGTTTTCTAAAATTGTAAATTTTTTCAATTTAGTTTTGTATTGACTTTCAGTGATTACACCAGCCAACATTTGCATTCTAAGTGTTTCTTTGTTCATATTTGTATTGATTTATGTTTATGTATAAATATGTTACTTTTTAGTAGCTACTGTTTTTGCTTTAGGTGCTTCAACTGTTTCCTCAACTGTTTCAACTACCGCCTCTACTTTGGCTGGTGCAGGTTTCTCTGCTTTTTCGATTGTAGTTTTAACGTTTGCTAATACTGTTTCCAATTCGTCGATTAATGCGATGAATTCTGTGTATCTTACGTTTGGTTGAGACCATTCAGTTGTATGTCTCAAATCTGCTAAAATTTGTTGTGCTGTTCTCATTTATTTTGTTTTTGTGTTAAATTTACTAAGTTCGTCTTGCGTGAAGAATTGCGTTAAGTCTGGCGAGAAATATTTTACATTTTTCATTACCTTCATATCATCACGATAAACCACATAACCTTCACCAACTTTTTTGTAGTGACATGGGCGACCTTGTTGCTTAGAACGTACATTAACCGTTTCAATGGCATCTTCTTCGGTCATACATATTTTGGATAAATTGGAGGCTTGCACTTCTGCATAACCTGCTTCAAATTTGTCCTTTAAACCGAATACTAACGCACCATTTCCAGTACATACATATGTGATGTCTAGTAACGCGTCAAATACACCCACGATATCGTTAGCAGCAACCGCTTCTTTTAATTCGTCTAGCTCCTCTTGAATAAAATCAACTACAAACTGAGCATCTGCTGCCTCAATGGTTGGGGTAGTTCGGTTTTGATATGACTTACCCATCATGGTATTGAATTCTTCCACTTCACTGATGAATGGTACGTAATTTGATTTGAACATGTTTGTGGTGATGTCTGCTAATTTTTTGTATATTGTTTTCATAATTAGAATTTTAATTTGATCATTTCGATTACTTCCTGTTTTGCTGTTTTTGTATGGTTAGCGAACACACCAGATACTTCAGATGTAACCATGGATGCACCGGAGTGCTTCACACCTCTACATTTTACACAATTATGTGTCGAGTCAATCATGACCATTACACCAATATTGCCTGAACAAATCTTGGATATTGCGTTGTGGATGGCTACAGTTAACTGTTCTTGGATTGCTCCACGACGACCAAAATGCTCTACGATGCGGTTAAGTTTGGATAAACCAACTACACTACCGTCTTTCCCGGGGATATATGCTATGTGTACTCTACCCTCAATTGTTTGGTGGTGGTGCGAACATTGGCTAGTTAATGGTATGTTTTTCTCTAACACGATACCATTATATCCGTCGGATGGGAATGAAGTAACGTCTGACATTAATTCGTAGCGGCCTTTCCACAGGTCATTTACGTATGCTTTTGCTACACGACGAGGTGTATTGTCTGAATTCGGGTCGTCTTGCCAGTTACAGCCAAGTGCGGTTAAGAATTCACCGTAGTGGAATGTTGCTTTGTCAATGATTTGCAGTTTTTCTAAATCGTTTAATGAACGGTGCTCACCTTTAGCGATAAGTTCAGCTAAATAGGTAGATATACCGTTTGCGTGTCCTGCTGTTGCAATTTCGAGTTCCTCTACTTTTACTTTCTTTTCTTTTCTACTCATATGTTTTTGTTTTTATGTGAATATACAAACCTGGGTTGTGGTATCCAAGTTAAATTTTATAAATTGCGTCTAAATTACGACAATAGCCAGCTTCATTGTCCATACCGTAACCATATACCCATTCTTTCTTAACTTCAACACCATACATAAATGGATAGGTTGGTCGTTTACAACGGTATCGTTTGAGTAAAGTAACCGCCGTTAATGACGCAGGATTATGCGATTTTAAGCGCTCATGAACTGCGTTCATAGTATTGCCTGAATCGAAGAAGTCATCAACTATATACACATGTTTTCCAGTTAAGTCTAACTCTATGTCCTTGATTATTTGCAACTCGGATTGTTCTTGTCCGGTGTATGACTTTACTCGCATGAAATCACATTTAATGTTTAAATCGATGTTGCGTACTAGATCAGCGAAAAACATGAATCCGCCGTTTAACAGGCAAATCATTACCACATCACCTAGGTCTGGTTGGTGTTTTTTGGTGATGGTATTGCCTAGCCTACGGGCATTGTTTTTGATTTCGGTTTTGGTTATTAGTATGGACATGGTGGTGTGTATTTAGTTAAATCAAACATAGCGGTTTTTTCCAAACATCATGATGTGTAAGCGAGGGCAAAATCTCCACCCACGTTTAAGTGCTTGTTCAGCTACCCAACCAGTTCTTGAGTTTAATGTGTTTACATCTACTCCCTCGGGCATTAAACATATATCTGATGGGCCAAATCCATCTAATTGGGATAATATGCTTTCGATTTCCTCGATGTCTTGTTCAGTAGCAACAACAAATTTCAATTGAAAGTCGCAATCATGATGATGTCTATCATTTATATATTGTTGCATTGCCTCAATATTGATACGATCACGTTCATGGCGTTCAGCCCATTTTTGCTTGTATTCTACGCCAGAATTTTTCAAATTGGCTACCCATGGTGTGGATGATGCTAACTTAGGTGACATGGACATCAAATTAGAATATTTTGAAATACGCTCATCATATATAGTAGCGTTTGTTTCGATGGTGATATGGTAAAATAAAGCGTTTAATTTTTGTACTAACTCAACCAATGCGTCTGTTTGCATGGTAGGTTCACCACCTGAGATAACAACATGGTTAATGTTTTGGTCGCGTGTATTTTCTACTACGATTTTAACGATATCTTCAACGTCCATTTGATTTTTTTCCGGGTTGTGGCTGGAATATGGTGTATCGCATAGTGAGCCGTTTCCGTCTAGCCCAACCCATGCACATCTCAAATTACATGCAGATGTACGAATGAACAGACATGCTGTTCCAGTTAATTTACCTTCACCTTGGAATGTACCACTGTACTGAAATCCAGTGGAGTCCTCGTTTAGTTTGCCTTTGATGGGGAATATACCCCCGTGTACTAAATTTAATTTCATATAACTATTTTTGGTTAAAGATACAAATGGCTCCTTGCGGAGCCAAATTTTTTAAGCAAGCATGCTCACTAATTGCCCTTCGGTTAATACACCGGATTTTTTATCAATGGCACGGCCATTTTCCACTACAACTACTGTAGGTACGGCACGAATGCCGTATTCTGCTACGAGTTGTGGTTCTTGGTCGACATCAACGAATTTCACTGGGTATGATTGGCTGACACGGTCAACAGTGGGTCTAAATGATTTGCATGGGTTGCAAAATGTACCGTAAAAGTAAATTAATTGTTTCATTTGATTGTGTATTTTACGATTAATGGTTGAGGGAACTCGGGATCCCACGAAGTGGTATAAGTCCAAGCTAGCTGAACGTTACCATATTGTCTAATTGTTGGGGTATCCATGGGTTTAGTAATTAGTTACTTCTAATTTTACAAGATTTACTCTTCCTTCGGTTTCGTCGGTAATAAGCGTCTGGATTGTATTGAATAAATATTTCTCGATTCCCTCCTTAGTGGTTGAATCCATTAGTCGGAGTTGAATGGTGCCTTTACGGTTCATGTCCTCAAATGTTTCTCTAAGTGGATCGTCATTTTGAATAAGACATGTATGGTCAAACAAATACGAAAAATAATCCTTTACACTCATTCCGGATATAGTTTGCTTGGAACGCTTCATCCAACCAAAATCAGCAACCCAGTTTCTATGGTCCAATTCACCTTCAAAGTGCATTCTGAATTTAATATCACATCCATGCAGTTGTTGTGTTTGGTCTGTTGCGGAATGGTTTCTATAACATGTAGAATAACCGTCCATTAATTTTGATGACTGGAATTTTTTCATTTTTTATTGTTTATATGGATTTTCTTTATATGTTGATTAAATATACGACCTTCTATTTCGGTTAGGAAATTATCTAAATTAACTTTATATGAGTCTACAGGTTTTCTGTTTAACATAAAACTATCTTCAAATAGGAATAAACACTTAATGTTGTTGCTATTGTAAAATTCAATTTTTTCATTCATTCGTGATTTGTATGTGTTAATATTGGACATACCAAATACCTCGATGAATGTTCTTGTTTTGGGTAAATAAAAATCGGGTGAATAGTTTTTACCATCGTAAGATAGACGAACATTTGAAAAATATTTAACACCAATTTCAAACATATGGTCAGCTAATTTTTCTTCCCACGTTGATAAAAATTTATCCCCACGGTCATTATAGTAAGCATTGTAGTCACCTGAATAAAATCGTTCTATTGAATGGTACTGAGCATATTCTTCCTTAGTGAGCAATTTTTTTCGTATATTTCTTATACTAATACCATCAACTCCTTTAATTAAACCCATTTGGTCATTACCTATACCCAATTTACTCCCATCCAGTACATCCTGAATATCAGTATCTGTTAGTTTGGATGAACTACATTTGGGAGTATTAAAATGATCAATTATTAATATATCCTGGGTTTTATGGAGTAATTGGTCTAAGGTGTGATGAGAAACTCCTAGATGTTTGCTTATTTTATTTTTAGTACCGGTATATGGGAATAAGGGAAGTAATTCTTTTACCATACTCTCTAATTCTTTGTCAAGGGGTAAATTATTAGTACAATATTTATTTATTAACGTGCTAACGGAACTCCTATTTAAACCTAACTGATCTGCCACCCAGTATTTTCCTTTAGTGGGGTTTTGATTATATAAGTCTAATATGAGTTGCTTATTCAATGTTTGTCTTGTCATGGTGGATTATGTTTTATTATACATATTACCACCATGCATGTAAGTACAATTTATATGTAAGCTACTCCACTGTTTTTTTCATGTTCCCATGTCTCTACCCGAACACATTTAATATCTAAATCAAATTGACTTAGTATAACATTGACGTTATCCAAAACATATTCCGAAAAACGCTCACACCCCACTTCTGGTATTGTTACTAGTGAAATGGCTTTGTTTTGATCGAGTAGTTTAAATGTGTCTAGTTCAGGGTCATTTTCAGATACAAATGTTTTGTAGTTAAAATTAGATAGAAACCATTCATTAAGGTACAATTTTAATTCAGGATATGAATTAAATATACCATTGATGTCTTGGTCAAAATCCAACTCAAACCATACTTTATATGCGTGGGTAAACCTACAGTGTGTACCTTCAGCACGCCATTGTCTAAAACAAGATGTTAATTGTGGAGATGTAAATTGTGCCATATGCTATTGTTTAGATTTAAATATAATTTTAATTGAATTGGTTTGAAATGTTTGTTTTGGGTGAGTAACTGACCAGTTACTACAATCCCAAAATATTTTGGAATATACGGAAATAGTATCGCCAACAAAATATCCTGGTATAGGTCCAGCAATTTTCTTGCTCCAAAGCATGCCTGGTTCAGGTTTATATTCGTCTGCTGGTTTGTACATGTCGCCACCAAAGTATTCTTTCAAGTATATTCCGTATTTGGTGACCATGGGAACCATGGAGTTTTTGAATTGGTCCAGTGGCATCATGGTGTCTGCTACGGCAATTGGTTTACCGGATGGGAAATGGTAGCTCCCAAATGGTTGGTATAGTGGTAAAACGATACCTAAATCGCTTCCAAGTATACCTAGTACCCAGTATGAGCTACAGTCAAATTCTGCCTCAATTACCGACACACCATTGTATTTGTAGTGGTCTATTAATTCGGATGCCTCTACGTATAAGTCCACACGGTTTGAATTTGAATTGGAATCAATGGGTACTAAATAGTACCCGTTGATGTCCTGTTCATATTTCATTGTTAATTTGGACTGTTTCCCATTTACGAATGGGTAAGGGTCGACTTCTACTTTCTTGCAACCCATGGTAGCTAATATAGCTACAACACAAAACCATACTTTCATACAACCTTTATTTTAAAGTAAAACCATTTCGTTTTACTTGCTTTATGCTGGAATATACGAATGGATGTTTGGCTAGACAAGTTCCTCTGCAATTCCTATTAATTCAGATACTATTAATGCCGCTGTTGCATATGTTAGTGAGAATGGGATAAATGTGTATCCGATGATGCGTACTCCGGATTTCACGAAGCTAACTAGTTGGTGTAATTTTGGATCTGGGTGTTTCATTGTTTATATATGTTTAGTGAAGTTAAATATTGGTCGATTGGTTAAATAGTGTGGGTTGTCCTGGTTCCTATATGCTTCTCGCTCAAATGATATGCTCCAGTAGCCTTTGGTGTAGTATTCAACTAAATACCAAATATAAAATGGCAAAATTAACATTTCTATTTGCTGTCTCAAATGTATACGTTCATGGTTGATTAGTTGAGGTGTTACGGTTGCATCTTTTGATACAAAAATAAATGGGTAAAATGCTAGTGCAGTTATATGTTTACCCATTTTTCCTAAAAATAAACCAAAAATAAACAACATTGTGTTACTTCGGACAATCATGTATTGTATGTTTAGTAATTGTATCTAGTTTTGAACTCGTCCCACCCTTTTGCTCTCAATTCACATGCTGGGCAGAATGGGTCTTCTGGTGTGCCTTGCTCTGAGCTGAATCCCCACTCGTGTTGGTATGTTCTTTCTCCATTGTAGCATGTGTGGGACAATGAAATTACGTCGTCTAAACATCCCTCGTCTAATGCTAATTTGAATGTATCTGCTTTGTCTAAGTACATTAATGGTGTTTCGATGGATAAACCAGATGCTTTTTCTCCAAATACACCCAAGTTCATTGTTTCAAGCAATGAATCAACGAAATCACGTCTGCAATCAGGGTAACCGCTATAGTCAGTTTGACAAACTCCCGTCACTAACGCATCCGTATTAGTTTTTAACGCATAAACATATGCATTGTACAGAAATATACCGTTTCTACCCGGTACAAACGAGGATGGTAAACCATACTTATTGATTTGGGATACATCACCATTGGATGTAAGTGCACTTTCTGCTAAGTAACCCAACGATTGGTCTAAATTAACCACAACTTGTTTTACTCCGGTTTTTTCCAATATTTTAATGGATTGTTCAACCTCGATTGAATGTTTTTGCCCATACTGGAATGTAATGGCTTCTACGGTTTCGTATCTGTTTAATGCCCAGTATAGGCATGTAGTAGAATCTTGTCCACCCGAAAATACTACAATTGCTTTTCCTTTTTTCATAATTTATCTGATATTTGTTGCAATATACACATTTCTTCCTCGCTTAAACGGAAGCGAACCATAGGATCGGTTAGTTTGTTTATGATTTTGATGTATTCGAGATCACCCATGGACATGCGAGAGTCATTAATTAAATGTGACATTTTAATATAGTCACCGTTTTGCAACCACTCCACTACCTCGTTTATTTCGTGTGTGGAGCATGCGTCTAAAAATTCATCTACGTCAATTTCAACATCAACGTCTACAAATTGGCTGTATTTAGTTAATTCTGGCATGGCTCTATTTGTTTAATGAATAATAGTCTTGTAAATCACCTAACGTAGCATCGTCCATTGGGTCTGGTTCAGCAAAAAATGCGTCCAAGAAGTCCTTCGGGTACAAAAATACCATACCGGTATAGTTTGGGTTAGATACAGGACGTTGTTTTGGGTAAATTTTGCTTTTGTAAGCCGCTGCCGCTACTTTTTTTCCTAATTCAGGTCCAGCTGCTTTTCCTAAATAGTCATACAATGACAAAAATGTTTCTCTTGGTTCCATAACTTTTATTGTTTTTAAATATGATTGAATATACGAATTGGATTTGAGGTATCCAAATTAAAGTCCATTAATTGAACGAAATTTCATTACATTGTATTCAACTAAATGAATATTGATGTCCTCAAGTGGTATGTCCTGGTAGTTGTTCATGTTTGCTTTTGGTTTACGATATACACCGGATTCATCGTATACAGTACCATCTAACGCAGCCATAATTGGGTTTGATGTATCCAGTGACTCGATGAATGGCATGTCTTTGTATAGCGAGAATTCAGCTGGCCATGCCGTACCAAGTAAATGTACACGGTCACTACCCAACAATATACCTTCTTCGTACATGCGGGAAATGGCAATGAAACGGCCTATTGCTTTACCAAAGTCTGGATTTAATGCAGGGCATAACTCGTTGTAGTATGATGCACCGTACGAAAATGCGAATTTCTTGTAGCCTAAATCACGGTATGCTTGTACACACAACATAGCCTCATGTAGCGATTTTGCTTGGATTACTGCTGTTTTAGTGGTTGTCTCGGGTACTGCTATGTTTGACCATCGTCTCGCGTTTACAACGGAGGTATCGTAGTCTTCCCACGCGTCTGGGACGAAGAATGTAGATGGCTCTAGTATGTTCACCCATTTAGTGAGTAATTCATCGGATACACTGGCGCCAAGTTCGTGCAATGAATTGTCGAGGTATATTTCGATGCTGTCTGCTTTACATTGCATGAAGTGCTCACGATATTGCTCGTTTTGCTCCATTAGGTGGGGGAGGCAGTACTGATAGTCGTTAAATTTTAAACTATTACCCAACAGGCAAAATGGGGTTTCATGACTTACAATAATTTTTTTCATATAACTTTGGATTTAATATTAATGTTTACGGTTAAACTAATTGTGTGTATTAATTTGGTGGTGCTTGTACTCCTGAAATTTACGACATCTACTACGGAAAGCCCAATTTTTTTACCACGAAATAAATTTACTTTGGTATATCCAGTGATTATGATATCGTGTATGTTTGTGACGTTGGGTTGAATATAGTATTCCAATGCCAACCATTTGTATGTTGCTTTGGCTCGCACCGAGTGCCTAAATACATTTAGTGTGGGTTGGGTTACATAAATGGTTTGTGCATATATTACGCCATACGAAACCGAAGTGTTTTCCCACCAGTGCACATAGCCTACACCAATAGAATTGTCGTAGGTGATTTTACGTGTGAGTGAATGGGTGAACATGTACAGGCAGAACCATTTACCGTGGGTGAGGTTGGTTTTGCTGGATATTTCCTCAGCTACTTTCTTGTCTACCCACGATACGGAATAGTTAGTGAGGTTGGATAGTGTATATGTTTTGTATTTGAGTGAATTGTCGCCGTTGGCAGTGAAATTGATTTGTTTTGTGTTGCTTACAGCACTACCGCCAATGGAATTGGACGATATTTGCTCTAGCGTGTCCTGACTGTATATGGGTGTGGCGAGTAAGAGTAGTGCAAATACAATATTTTTCATATGGTATGAACATACAAAGGCTCCCAAAGGGAGCCAAGTATTTTAATTTAATGCGTAATTGTAGTTTGAATGTTCTGCTGTTGCATATTCCACTTCACGGAAGCGCATAGCATCGTATCCAACCCAACGCATACCCCACTTGGTGGTGCCTTCGTTTACTGCGCCTTTAAGTATGTATACTCGCTGATCTAACGCGTTCATGTATTCGTGTTCAACTTCGTATTCAGTGTCGAATACAACATATGCACCTTCAGGTAGATTTGTGTCGTTGACACATATTACTTGTTTCATTTCCAATTGATTTGATGGTTATATACTTGTACTGCGTATCCATTGATGCATGGGTAGCCACAATTGTATGCGCCAAATGTGGTTTTCCAGTCACCATACAAATTGTGTAGTTTACGCAGTAATTTCATTGACGTCATTACGTTGTATTCAATGTCGTTGCGTAACTTGGATACACTAACTGTTTCGTGGTTGATATATCTTGCGGTTGCCTGCATAACTTGCATTGGCCCCACTGCACCGGCGCTAGATGTAAGTGCTGGATTGTATCTCCAGTGGAATGGTCCTTTGTATCCGGTTTCATGCGATGCAATACCGTACGCGAATCGTTTTGGTATGTTAAATGAATCCGCATATTTCTCAATGTAGTAGTACATTTGCAAACATGGCGGGTCAGTTCTGTTTACTGGTGAGCGCAATGGTGGTAGCTCCAGTACGTTTGGGTCCTTTACGGGTACCGGGGCCGGTTCCTTAAATGCTACCAACGCCACTAAAACAATAGCGGCGGCTAGTAAGAATCTTAATTGGTTCATGGCTGTGTAGCGTTTTGGTAAATTCTGTACGAGTACATTTTAAATATACACATACCTACTGAATCGGAATATACTTGGTATTTACCGGATTTCTTGTTGATTAGTAGCAATTCGTTGTGTTCGTCCACAGCAATGGATATATCTTTGGTTGAACGCATACTACGGTATGGATTGTCGCGATATATATTTTTCGACATGTTTGTGTTTACCTCGATTTTATGTGTGTATTTACCCACAAAGTATCCTACTACTAATGCGGCTGCAATTATTACGTACTGCATAACTTTGTGTAACGTTGGTACAACGTTTTCTTTGCTTAAAACTGATTTCATGGTATATTGATTTATTAGTTACTGGATATATTTCCAAAGGTCATGATCATGTGTGATTGTGGTACAAATTCACTCCATATGCCTTTGTATGTTACTGCGCGTACCGGGCGATTGTCTATCCACACGTATTCTTGTCCGTCTTTGCATCGTGGTTTGTCCATGATTAAATTGTGGAATTTGAATTGGTGGTCGTGTAGCCATTGCGTGGTTACTGCGCGGTCTTTTTCTTCACGTGCAGTGAAGAATACGATTGTGTTGCCTTTGTCAAACCAACCATTAATGTGTTCTACGGCACCGTCATATGGCTTAGCGGTTGCAAATAAATGCGCGTCTTCGTTGCGGATATCGTCGCATATTGTTCCGTCAATGTCGATAAGGAGTATTTTGTTGTTCATATATGTTAGTTTGGGTGTCTAATTATATAACCGGCCATATATTCCGCCAATACTATTTGCATGAGTTCCATATGAATTTTGTGTTTACGTATACATATTTCTACTTTGTAGTTTTGTTTGGGCAGCCTAACGCCCCAAAATTATCTAGTGATACACCACATATACATTTGCGCGATAGTACGTCGAATTCGCAGTTTTTGTACGACGATTTCTTGTTTTGAAGGTAAACATATACTTCAGTGTCGATGGGTGACATCTGTTTGTCTGGATATACAGTGTGGGATATGCGTAGTTGTTTGGATGGTTTCGGTTTTGTGACTTTACACAAAAATCCATTGTGGCGCATGAATAATAGCACACGTGTTTTTAGATTGCGTTTCATAACCTTAATTGTTAATTATTAATATACTGGAATATACGAATGAATATCCAAATAGCCAACTACCCTTTCAATAGTTCGCGGGTATCTTTTTCAGGTGTGTCTTCCTCAGTTGGTAGTGTTGGTGTTTTGAACACGACATATGCAATGTAAATTCCCGAAGCAATGAACGTTAACATAAATATTAGTGCGATAGATAAAATGAATAGTACGAGCATAACAATATAAATTTAAAGTGTAAAACCCAACCAAAACCCACACGTCTGTGGGTATGGGTGGGGGTGTTGCTGGTTATACAATGGTTGCTCGAGCGACACATTGCTTTCCCATGCAGCGGGATGTCCAGTGGGCAGTTCTGATGGTTTGAGCACTGGAGCTATTCCTACCGATGCTATCGACAGGGGGTAAAAGGCACACCCTGGTACGCTGTTCAAGTGGGTAGCGTGGTGTGTACTATTGAGCCTCTGGCCGGCTATGATCCAGCGACCTTTTGATTACAAATCAAATGCTCTACCAACTGAGCTACAGAGGCAATTTGGGTAGGATCAGACGCGTTCTTCCTACCGAGACCTCGTCGTTGTGGTATGTTTCAACCCAGAGCGTACCGAGACACTAGGTATTAAACGTTGTAATGTTTAGCATGTTCTATTCGATGGCAATTAGAACACAATACTTCACATTTTGCTATTTCGTTCATTATTACATCTTTATTTTTTAACACAGGATTAATGGATGCAAAATGAAATGATTTAGTCGATGGATCTATATGGTGGAAATCTAATGCAGCAGGATGGGCAAATCCACATCTATTGCAACTTAGTGTTTTCTTAAAGTCGTAGAACCATTTCTTATTTTCTAAACCACGCCATATATAGTAATCTTTATTATTAGCATAATGTATTTTTTTGTCTGAGGATTGACATGCTTTACACCATGATGACAAACCACTGACTTTGTTTTTGCGATTTTTATAGAAGTCACTAGCTTCTTTTTCTTGTTTACACTTCGAACATGTTCTCATAATATATATTTTATTATACATATTACGAGAGTTCGGAAGGGTGCGACCCAGCGGAAAAGATGCGATTCGAACGCATGGTACTTTTCAGTACGACGGTTTTCAAGACCGTTGGTTTAAACCACTCACCCACTTTTCCAGTTCCCATTTAACTAAGCCAAATGGGATAAATGCTTTGAGTAAAACTACCTACTAGGCAGCAATGCTCATATGGTTTTGGTTGCCGTTTAAAGCGTTAAATAACTCTCAGTATACCGTACCTCATATGCAGTCAAAGCCAAATACACGCCCATATATGATGTATTGTCGGTTTGTGGTGGACGTGCTGGGTGTCGAACCCAGGTCCTGCATATTTTCCAGTGTACCTCACTGAATTATTCGTAGCAACGCTTCGGAATCGAACCGAATTTGGTTGGCTTATGAGACCAATGAGATACCTTACCTCCCGCCTGCTATGTGTATGTTTTGCTGAGAGCACCACTAAAACATACAAACTTGTGCCAACATACGATTTGGAGCCGAGTGTGCGGCGACCGGGTTATCCCAATCCATTTACTCACATAAAGTGACGGCCTTGCGCTGCTTACGTTCCCGTGTACTTTGGGCTAATATTTTCCTGTCTTTTCAGTCAATATACGACATACATATGTGGGGGTCACGTTTTTTTACAGGAGATCTAAATCTACTCCGTGAGTATCAAACCACCATTCCTTCGGCATGTCTGGATGTTTAACTACTAACCGTTCGTAACGTACCTTTGCTTTGTTTTGACGCTCCACTTCTTGTGTGAAGTATGGGTGTTCCATAGTACCACCCTGTACATACAGTTCGCGTAGCAATTTACGCAAAATATATCCTTGCTTTTGTGGTCCAGGTTTGTAGCCCGAGTCGATGATGCGTTCGATTGTTTCTCGCAGCGTATCCAGCGCGGACTTTACTTGTTCGCCATTCGCCATGAGCTCAAGGCGTTCCATGCCGAATCCAACGTCTATGAATTGATCTAACGTGTTCACTATGTTGCCTATTTCCACTCCGTTCACATAGAATTCAGTACAGTAACCACCCATTTCACCATCCGACCAGATACATTCCTCGTCTGTGGTGATGTTTAGGTGAGGGTACGCTTCGTACATGTGTTTCCACTCGTTTAGTTTGTCTGGGTGTATGGTGATTGTGTCTACTTTGATTTCGAGTGTGGATTCGATGAATCGCATCCAAAAGTGAACCGCTTGTTGCATGGTTAGCTCGCCAAATGAAAATAAACCGAGCATATTGAAGTGTAGCAAGTGTGTACCGTCGCCTATTTCCTCAATGTCCTGCAAACGAATACACGATTGTATGTTTGCGATTGTAGTGTTGTCCGGGTTTTTAAATTTGTGCTTGAATTGCTGCATACCCGCAGGACAAAACAAGGTAGTATCGTCGTATGGATTTACCTTGTTGTCGTGCTGAAACGGAATGGAATATGACTCGCAGTATTGTTGATATAGTGTGCGGATGTCTTTCATTGCGTCTATTTGTTTTGCGTGCGTAGGATTTCGTCTAGTGAAATTTTACTTTCGTGTACGATGCGTTTTTTAACTGGTTGCGGGCGTTTAACTGACGCTAACCATCCTTGCATGCATTCCGCTCTTTGTTTTGCTGTGTTTTTTGACATGTTTATATATATTTTTATGTTTGGTTAAATATACAAATAGTGTGTATGGTATACACGTATTTTTAAAAGGTAAGTGCTAAATTGAAGCCCAAACGTTTGTTTATGTCCTGGATTGTAGTTTCAGTGCAAACTGGGTCAATTGTGTTTGTGAATACTAGTGCATGTACTACTGTATGTGTACGTAAATTGTATACTACTTTCCAGCATTTAGTGGGTATACGCATTTTTGCTTTAACGGTGGTTGTTTCCCATATACCACCACATATCACTAGCAGTGAATCGGTTTGTGATTCGTGGCGTATTTTGGTTTCCCACTGTTTCCACACACCACGATTGAGTGCAGTGGTTTGGGGTAAACAATTGTACAGCCTAAATGTTTCGTCGGATAAATGGCAATCGTACGCGAAGTCTTCCGCGTTTGCTAAATGTCCACGGTCGTAGCCTGAATGGCTATATTCGTGGTTGAGTAGTGGTAGTTTGGTTGGGTTTGTCCATCGGTCGCTGCGTTTACAGTCTCCCCCGCCTTTGTATATGACGTATTTTACGTATACCGGTTGCTTGAGTTTTTTACTGATGTATGACTTGTAGTGTGGGGTGGAAATGATTGTGTCAATGGTTTGGCTGAATAGCGCAGATGTAACTAGTAGCAGTATAGCTAGTATTGTGTGTTTCATATGTGGATGGTGGTAAAGTTAAAGGAACCCACTGCTAAGAGTGGGTTCGAAGTGGAGAATGCCAGAGTCAAACTGGCGACCTCTACATTGCAAGTGTAGCGCTCTAATCAACTGAGCTAATCCCCCATTTATATCAATACATATGTGGTGACCTATTCAAAGTCGATTTCTACTGGATGAATTACCACCTTCCCATTTACTAAATGCACTAACGGTTTGCCGTTCCAACCCACATTTTGCAGGAACTCAGCATTTACAAATTCGTCGATGGTTTCAATGTAACATTGACCATACGCACAAGATATTTGCTCGTACAGTTCCTCCATTACTTTCGGGTCGATTTCAATGATACCGTCGATTCTAGTGACAGCCATTTGCTCAGCATTAGCTAGTACGCATGAATTGTCTGCGGATAAAATGTATGGTTCGTTTTCGAGGTAAACCATGTTTGCTCGGGTTAAGTTCATTTGAGTGATTTGTTTAGTATGTTTGTGATTGCGTCTACGTGTTCGGGGAATACCTTGTGTATATTCACTACAGCACTACCCGCCTTCTTAAATATTATGGAATAACGGAAAAATGGAAATTGCTCGTGCAGTTTGGTGAATTCTTTGTCCAAACATGCAATGGCACCAGGCTCGTCTATGGTCATGCCCGGGAATGGGCTGATGAGTTGCCATTTCCACTTTTCGTTAAATTCATCCAATGTCATATCCACACAATTTCGTTTGTGATGTGGTCCCAGTCAAATGTGAATGGTTTGTTTGCGTAATTGTATCGCTCGTTTAGTACCGATGCGTTAAAGTGGTGGGTATGTCCGTCGAAATAATGGCCATTTCCACTGTGGATGTGACCCGAAACATGTATTTTTGGTCGAATTACATCGATACGCTCGCGCAATAGTTCGCAGCCTAAATGCGTATCGCGACGGTACTGGGTTGTATCGTTGTATCCCCATGCCGGGCCGTGAGTGATTAGTATGTGTGTGTTGTCTGGTATGACTGCCCATTTTTCGGCTAGTTCCGGACCATTGCGCGGAAGGTTGAAAGCCCAATCGAAGAAAGCCGGCTGCCACGGCGAACCATAAATGCGAATATTGTTTTCGGGTTCATCGCCATTGTGACCATCCTCGTACAACACACAAGTGTCGTCCTCAAGGTAGTCGATGGTTTTGTATCCGGTTAATATGCCGCGCATGGTTTCCGGTTCGTTTTGCATAACGCGATCGTGGTTACCAGCGATGAATATTTTTGTTTCGTATGTGGTTATGGCGTCGAACCAGTCGAAGAATTGACGTGCTTCGGTTTGGCTATAACCATCGGTCATGAAATCGCCCGCGTGAATTAATATGTCGCCGCCAGGTAAATCACCGTTTAACTGGTTATGTTTTGCGTGAGTGTCAGATATAAGTGTAACTCGTTTCATATGTTTCTAAATATGTTTAAATATACGCTAATCCCACAGCTTCTCCAAGTTTCTTTCCAACATTTTAAACAATATACGTTTACAACGTTCTTCATTGTAGTGCGATATAGCGAACGCAAGGTCTTTTCTGTCGCTTGGGTCGAAGTTAATGCCGGTATTAATTTTACCCGCAAGTATTTGCTTGTATACGCGAGAATATTTCGCGAAGTACGGATCGAAATCCTCGGATGTAACGTGAATTTCAAGTTGTTTGTAGTCTGGTTTGTCGTCTATGTCGATGAATTCCCACTCCGTCTCGTGGTGGTCCATGTATTCAATGCCGTAGTAGCCATCACGATTGCGCTCAATTAGTTTGGCCATGGTTCGAGCACGGTCAACGTATGCTTGTGAGTTTACGAATGTGTTACGTTTAGCCAAATATTTAGCTTGTTGCTCGAGTTTGAACTGGATTACATCGTATGTAAATGAATGATCCCAGTCGCGGTCGCGCCATACAAGGGGGAACCATTTGATTAAATTACGCATGCTAGTGCCTATGTTGCGTACGTAGCTTGATAGGCCGAAGTATTTGATGTCGGCTACGAATCGTTTAAATGGGTTACTCATATGCTTTGTTTTTTTGGTCTGCCGCGACGTTCCACTTTGGTCGTGCGGGATGGATATATTTTTTGTATGTAAATATACAACTCCTCTAGTGTACCGCCAAATATTTCTACTTCTTGGTAGTATTGCTCTTTGGTTATGGCGAATTCACGGGTGAAATTCTTGCATATGTTGTGCAGCATTTCTTCCTCGTGTACGCGGAAGTCTTCCCACAGGCGTTTACGGCGGGCGAAGTCTACTGCGTGTTTTTCCAGTAGTTTTACCATGTCGCCGCTACATTCGCTGTATTTTTGGTTGATTTCGTGTTCGCACAGGTGTGCTTGCCAAAAGTAATGGCTGAATTCAAATTCACCATTGCGTATGCGTTGCAGGAATGTGGCACCCTTTGGTAGTGGTGGATATTTTGTGTCAAATCGTCTCCACCATCTGAATTGGTTGTATTTGATGGGGGTGAGTTTTGATATGTGTGTATTGATGGTTTTGAGTGGGTGTGTTGTATATAGCATAACCTTGATTTTTAGTGGAATATACGAACATAAGGTGAGGATACCAAGTATTTTTAAACACAAATGGCTCCTTGCGGAGCCAAATGTTGATGGGAAATCTACTATGAATTGGTGGGTTTACCGATAACTGTATTACCCGTGATTTTAACTTGGCTTCGTATTGTTTTAGACATATGCGTTTATATATTAATTGTACTGGATGGTTTTGAATTTACCGTTCATGGATTCAAATGAACGGATTCCGTCTTTTGGTATGAGTGAAACTGATACACTAATTAGTTCATATACAGCTAATGTGCGCTGGAAATTTGTGGTGTGGAATGAACTTGCAAATATTGCGTCTATTCTCGAGTTAATGGATGCGCGTGTTTCGCTACGCCATTTCTCAAATAGCTCCACAACATATTCTGCGTCTTTTTTGCTTAGGCCACGGTCGATTAAATGACGCTCGCCTTTTAAACAGTAATTGTCTACAATGCTGTTTAGTGTTTTACGGATGATTTGTTTTAATTCGTCGCGGGATGTTTCGCCTTGCTTGTGTTGTGCGGAAATAATGGTGATGAGTTGTTTCATGTTTAAATGTATTTCCTCGAGCATAATGTTAAGGAAATCATGAAATACGCGTGTTTTGGTTTCACCACCGTCTTCTTCGTCGAAGTCATGGTGTTTGATTGCGGCCCTAACTTCAAATATAACGCTGAATACATCGTGGTACATTAAGTCCTCAAAGCGGTAGTTGCCGTTGAGTATGTCTCGGTTGATTTCGCGTTTGGTTTTGTATTGCTGTATTTTTTTGCTAATTGCGTCTTTGTAGAAGTATGACACAATGAGTAGTACCATCACGATGAATGTGAGGACCGGTGGTAAACTGCTAAATTTGCTTACGAATGAGGTAAATAGGTTGTCCATTTAAATTAAATTGTTAATGTTTTATACATAAACAAAACGGTCCATATTTCCATATGGTTATGCTTATACATATACACTAACTTTAGTACGTTATGGAATTGTCGTCGTCATTGAACAATATCCTTTTCACCTGCGTGGCAGTGGTGGATTCTACGGCGGGTTCCGCAGGTTTAACTACCTCTGGTTGCACTGGGTTTGTATCAGTGGTTGGTTTGATTTCACCATATATGTTTATTTTTGGTCGATTCGCCTCAAATGCTTGGTTAGTGGCTACCACTAGCATGATTGCTAACGGATCAAATACAAATATGAGCATAAGTATGAATACGTTCGCGATGCTTTTCATGTCCCACCCCGTCAATTCGTGTATGTACTTGATTACGCCCAATTCGCTTGATGTGTTTTCAGTGTTTTCCAAATCCAACACGTGTATATCCAGTGCGGTAATGGAATCGTTTAACGCGTCGATTTTACGGGTGAGTTCGGTTCGGGTTTGAGATGTTTCACGCAATTGTGACTCGTATGCTTTACGGTTACCTGCGCTTTCAGTGTTGATAACAGCGCCGGTCTTTCTGTCTACATGGGATAATGTGGTTTTGGTTGATAACGCGTCTCTAAGCGCAGATATGTCTTTGTCTAGCGCGTGTTTTTCCTGCATGTGTTCCTGCTTGATGTCCTCGTAGCGTTGCTTCTTCATGTTTACGCTATTGATTACGCGTGTACCTACTTCAAGTTTGGATATGTTTTGCTGGAATCCACCACTAAGTAGCCCATATATACCCAGTGAGGTGATTAATGACAGTACAACTACTGCTGCAACTAAATATACTTTCAGCATAGTGTATATTTTTCTCCACGAGTTGTGTAGGTACGTGGCTATGGATATTTTGGATATTTCCAAGAATGCACCCATGACTATAACGGGGATGGCTACACTTGAGAATACAATGGATAAACCAACTACACTATAGTATGCTGCGGTTGCGGATAAACCTAATGCGCAAAATAGCAATAGGTACGGTAAATATGTTTGTTTCATGGCGTTAAATGTACAAAGGCTCCCAACGGGAGCCTAGTATTTGGATTAAGTATGGTTAAAATTCACTAAGCAGTACATAACTTACACGTGGTTGCGATTTGAGTAGATCAATCCACTGAAGGTGTTCCTGTTTGTTGTTCACAACCTGGCACCCCGCTGACCACTCGCCAATGTTTTCTTGGACGCCACGGAAGAGGTTATTGTACGTTGCTGCGTGAAAATTAATGCCGTATAACCCGGTGATTGGCGCGCCAATTTCCTCTGCTTTCCCGTCTTTGTCGCCATCGCGATATACGGTAATTGGTGCAACTTGTTTAAGTGCTGGCATTTTACCCATGTGCAGGCCATAAGACCATACATCGTAGTACCATGAATTGGATTTAACTACGGCTGCACCTGCTTTGTTGTATTTTAAGAATCCACCCTGCAACACAGGTGCACCTGGGTTGGTGGTGCCTGTTGTTACGTGAAGGAATTTTTCGCCTTCAAATAGGTAAAATTTGTCGTCGAATTTGTTAGTTGCGTCCTCGGCTGAACGAATACCAACTATGTATTTTGATTTTGGTATGGATTTGAATGACGGTAATGATTTAATACGGTCCAGTATTTGTTTGTCTGTGTAGCTACGTACGTTACTCATATTTGTTCAGGTTGTTCAGTGAATAAATTAGTGATTACTTTGCCTAATACACCACATATAAGTGCGGTATACGCAATATATTTGTTGTCGTTGGCGATAGCGAATCCAGTGATGGTAGTGCTGGCTCCCAGCAACGCATCACCTAGTTTACGCATTTTCATGGGTGTTGGTGCCCAATAGTTGTTCATTAATTGTTTCATGATGTAGTATTTGGGAATAAATATACAGAGAGAAAGCCACCTTTTAAGGGGTGGCTATTCAATGGGAAATTAGTGTGGATTAAAATGGTAATTCACTTACAACTGGGTTGTAAGGTATAAGTGGTAAATCGTGGATCCACTCGTTTGCACCTTGATGTGTGCATCCGTTTACTTCCTCAACTGAGATGAACCAATTTCCGTCTGCATCTTGCGTAGGGTTAAAGTATTGAACACCGTCCCAAGTTTGACCTACCAATAGGTCTTTTTGTGTTTCTGTTAATTTGTATACGTTTTCCATGTGTTTTAAAATTTATAAAATTATACTGCTCTAACTCCTCCTAATGCAACTTGGTATGCTTGTACTGCTGTGTAGAAGTTAGCTGCTTCTGCGTCTGTTAAACCGTCACCGATAGACGCGAATGCACACTCTTTGTTCGAGTAAGACACATAAGCCCCGTTATCTGACAAAGCACCCAAAGGTATTGCATTTGTTGATAAACCAGTAGATACACGTCCAAATGCTGTTTTTGTGTTATTAACAAACACAGACTCGCTATTACTAGCAATCCTATTTAACATAAAGAAAACACTCGCAGAAGTCATCAATAGTGAACTTTCTGTAACTCCAGCATTTCTGTTTACTCTAAAATAACTTTTTCCATCAGTAAGTTTGATTGCCGCATATAAATTAGCTTGGGGAGTTGTTTGGTAAACTCCAAAATCTATCCCATTGTTTGTTGTGTTAGTTCTTGAATAGTAACTAATATGAGTACTATCTTGTAATAATGAAGTTGAAGGAGTCAATTTAGTATTAGCATATGAATTCCCGTTTGGTTGGTAACCATTTGGCCCGTGTGTACCACCACCATTAAATGTTAAGTAGAACGCAGGATCTACTGCTCTCGGATCCTTAAGATTGAATCGGTGTTGAGCTGCTGTACCACCCACAAATGGATAAATAGCCTTCATTTTAGTCCAAATGTTAGCCGATTTCAGCGCTTTAACTAAAGTATCAATTGCTGATTGTTGAGTTGGGTTAGTGATTGTAGCCGCAGTAATGAATGCTAAAGCATCTGCATCAGGACCTGCGGGTGCAGTATTTGCTGCTCGCCATCCAACTTGTCCGTAAATGTTCATAAATTAAATGTTTTAAAGTTATTACCATTATACATATGGTACAAGGGCAAAAAAATAGCTACCTGTTCCCAGATAGCTAAATTATTTTTCAATGTATATTGCTTATGCGTGACAGCTAATGCATTCATTGTCAGTAGTGATACTATCACCACGTAACGAGCTTTCACTACGCATGTAGTACAAACATTTGATGCCCTCACGCCACGCTAACTTATGCACATCGCTAATTACCTTTGGTGGTGTGTTTGGATCGAACATAAGATTAAGTGAAATGGCTTGGTCAACGTATTTTTGACGTATACCGTTTTGCCTAACGATTTCGAATGGGTTGATTTCCTTGAACGTCAAGAACACCTCCTTTTCCTCGTCCGACAATATATAGTCTGGTAGGTTAAGTACACTTCCTTTGTCTTCCTGTATTTGTTTCCAAACGCTGTCGATGTTGTAGCCTTTCGCCTCCAACACGCGCTCGAGTACCGGGTTTTTCTTGATGAATGTGCCCTTTGCTGTTTTTAAATTGAATATGTTTGCTGGGATTGGCTCAATTGATGCCGATACACCACCTGAAATGTTTGCGTTTGATACCGTTGGTGCTACAGCACAATGGTGTGTGTGACGCAACCCTGTTCCTTTACACCATTCCGGTTCGCCATATAGTTCGGCTTGTTCTTTGGATGCGCGTAGCGCACCTTTTTCAATTTTGTCGAACATTAAACGTGTGTATGAATTGGCTTGTAGTCCGGCAAATGGAATGTTGTGTTCTTGTAGGAACGTGTGCCATCCCAATACGCCAATACCAATTGCTCTACCTTTTACTGCGGAACGGTATGTGTTTTCTAGTAGTTTCACGTTTTTTGAACGGTCGATGAATTCTTGCAATACACCTTCCAAGAACCAACATGCTAGTTCAGGTAGATCCATTCCGTTTGCGAATTTATAGTCGTTCCACTCGTCCCAACGAGCCAAGTTAAGTGACGATAAACAGCAAATGAATGAGTGGAGTTCATCTGTATACAATGAAATTTCTGAACAGTTATGTACTACAGCGCCATTTGCATAGAAGTTGTGGTTGTCTTGTACCGTTACATCGTATACCGGTTTTGTTGTGTTTACTTTTGTAATTTTTAATGCCATAATTTATTGTGTTTTAAATTTCCATGTATAACCATAAATGGTTGTGTATTTTCCTTTGGCGCATTGCCCTATCGCCGCTCCTGTTTTTTTACCCAAAGCACGACCTGCTTCTGTTGTGCTGGCGAATTCTTGGATGAATATACCATCTTTACTGTACTGAAGCACGGGTTTGTTGTTTTTTCCCAAATTGTTCAACCGTGCCTTTTCTTTTGATTCGGTTGAATGTACTTTTCCTTTCATGGGCGATACTCTGCCTTTGTGTCCCTTCGACTTACCAACATGGGATTCGCCTATTTTCCTATTGTGTTCATCACTGCGTGGTGGTTTTGGTTTTTGATTAGCTAAACTAATTTTCTGCTTAATTTCATCGGTCATGAAATCATCCCGAGGTACACCCCTGTTTGAATGTACTTTTGTATGTTTCTTGCCAATTTTACCTTCAGACATACGACGTTTGGTTTCTTCACTTTTTGGACCAGACCCATGGTCATATAAATCGCAAAATAATGCTGTTTCCCACCCAAATTCTTCTATGTGCTGTAATTTGTAATGTAATTCACGTTCCATCAGCATGTCTATTTCACATGTTTCCAACAAATAAAATGTATGGTTTTCAAACCCATATTTGTTGAATGATCTGTGTATTTTGGGTTGACTCTTAGTGTGACCATTTTTGTATATGTTCATCCTAGATTGCATATGTTGTGATTTACCAATGTACACCTTTCCACTAGGGGATACAATTTTATATATCCCGGATATCTCTTCCTTTTGATTCGCGATACTTTCGTTTAAGTTTTTCATCGATTGCTTGTTTATTTGCCCAGTAGTATTTTTTACTGTATTCTCGTTGGGCGAGAACACGTTCTTCTTCTGTTTGGTATTTTTTAATACGTCCCATATCGGTTATAAATATTACAGGCCTAAGAACAAGTCGCAGAAAAACAAAAGTATTTTACAACATTTGCTGCTTCAAGTTGGATATTTCTTGGTTATATAAATTAATAAATTGTTCGTTCGATTCAATTATGGATGTGGAATCGGTTAACACATTGTATTCTATTTCGTGACACACAGTATTATTACTCACGCCTATAAACCATATATTTTCCCAGTTACTCTGGATGAATACTAATAGGTTGGGGTCGTTAGGTGAAATGAAGAAATAATCTCCTACTTCAAGGTTGCGAGTGGATAGGTCTTTGTGTAGACCCATAAATCGCCCGCGAGAGGTAGGGATTTTTTCAGTGTAGTGTTGTTTAGTATACAAGCTCATCTTCTTCAGTTAAATGTTGTGCCTCAACCCAACCACGGTTTTTAGTTAAGATTTTATGCTCAGGTGTACATTGCAATTTAAATCCAGTTGACTCGTCCTCGATTTCCAACAATTCTGCGTCTGGGTGGGTCAAGCCAAAATTAGTTACTAGTTTAAATTCTTGTGCATTGGTGTCAGTATTGTAACTCAAAATGTACACTTCTGGGTTGGTATGTAAATGGTATTCCAGGTTGTGTATCTCTATGTCTTGAATGGTGTCGCCAGTTTTGATAGTGATTTTAGTATCGCCAGTCACACATATATTGGTCATTGACACGTTCAAATTGAAATTCTTATATGCTTGCGGGTTTGCATTGTTTACATTGTCCTCAAACATAAGATATGGTTCACCGGTTTCAAGGCGTGTTTTTAGTATCTCGCCCCAAATTTTCTGTGCGTGTGGATCTTTCGCCTCAACTCGGTTCATGAATGAATCGTCAATTACAACACATTGGTGCAAATTCAGACATTGTCTATTTACGTCTCCTTTTGGTCGTCTAATGCCAAGAAATTCCTCGATGTCTGGGTGGTTAACTGAAAGGTTAACTGATGCAGCACCACGTCTAACGGAACCCTGGTTTGTTGCTAGGATGGTAGAATCAAATATCTTGCACCACGGAACAACACCCTCGCTCACACCGTTGCCGGATATTTCTTTACCACGTCCTCTGATGCGGGATACACCAATACCAACACCACCACCGGAAGCACCCAAACGCATTAATTCAGCGTTAGCTAATGCGATACCGTCAATGGAATCATGTGTATCAATACCGAAGCATGAAATAGGCATTCCGCGTTCCGTACCTAAATTGGATAGCACTGGTGATGCAAGGCAAAGCCAATTTTTCTCCATTGCTTCGTAGAAGTATTGCTGCAAGTCCTTACGTTTAAGGCGGCGAGATGCTGCTTTAGATACACGTGTGAATGCTTTGAATACATTTTCGTGTGGCAGTAAGTAGCCTTGTGAAATGGTGGCCATACCAATTTGATCGAGCCACGCCGGGTAGTCTTTGCCTTTCACCCAGTTTGATGTATCTACGTTTATTTTGCTCATATATGTTTGTTTTGTTTTTGAAGTTCTAGCAAATTCTTTAGTACGAATGAAATACTGCTTGCTTGGTTTTTTAATGTCCTTAACCTTTGTTGAGGGTCTTCACCATCATATTCTCCTATATTTTCTATATTACGTATCAATATGTTGGATGATTGATAAAGGTTAGAGAAATCGTCTTCAATTCCCTCCCAATTTATTTGAGACATCATTGTTCTGATATTTTTAATATAGGTTGATGCTAGGACCTCAGCTATTAATTTACTTAATTTTTCCATATTGTTTCAATCGTTTTTTAGCTCGGTCAATACTTTGTTGAATGAACTGGATGTCTTTATCTATTGCTGCTAGTTCAGCCTCGGTTAATTGTTTTTTTGGTTTCATGTTTATTTTGTTTTTGCTTAATTATAAGTCGCTCCAATCTGCGGTAGATTTGGCATATGCCGTTGGTCTTTGCGCAAAGAAATCTTGCTGCTCAACACCACTGGTTAAGTGGCCGAACCATTCCATTTGTTTCAACAGGTTTGGATTAATGTCGTTGTATAGTGGTTTAAACCCAAGTTCAATTAGTTTTTGGTTGGCGCGTTCCTTGATGAAATTTTTCAATTGTGAAGTCGATAGCCCTTCGATATCGCCCATTTCAAATGCTTTGTCGATGAAATCGAATTCCAATTGCACAGACGCACTACAAGCATCATATATTGCTTGGGATAGTTCTGGTGTGTTCAAATGCTCGTTTTCCTCAATTAGTGTTCTGAATAACCAACATCCCGCTTGTGAGTGTAACGATTCATCACGCACAGACCATGCTACTATTTGCCCTGTTCCTTTCATTAAATTACGCAATTGGAACGACATGAGCACGGCAAATGATGAGAATAAATTTACTCCCTCAGTAAACGCCGAAAATACAGCCAATGACACGGCTTTATCGTGTAACGTTTCACCAGATGTTTCAACTAAATGGTCAATTTTGTTTTTTGCTGTTTCGTCTTCCAAGAACGCGGAGAAATCGTCTAAACCAAGTTCCTCGTTTAGGCGTGCGTAAGCCTTTGCATGAATTGACTCGAAGTCAGCGAATGCTCTAGCCATGGACTGGATTTCAAATACAGGAAACCATAGCGATACTTTGGTTGACCAGTAATCGTTTACGCATGTTTCAGTTTGTGCGAATGATTTTAATATGTTGCCCAGCAAATTTTTCTCACTTTCAGTTAGTTTACCATGCCAATCAGCTAAATCAGATGCTAATGGTACCTCGCTCGCTAACCAGTGTGCGGAGTGTTGTTTTTCGAAATAGTCGTCTGCTATTTGGTATTCAAATGGTTTGTAATGTAAACGTGGTTCTGTTAATGCCATAATTTTATATATGTTTAGTTATGTAGTATGTGCTGCCTTCTTGAGACATAACATATTTTGATTTTGCTAATTTGTTGTACATATTTTTAAAGTAACTTAGTCGATCGCTTTCTAACCCGTCACCAGCATATGGTCTGAATTCAATGCCATTGAGGGTATCGTTTTCTAATGCGGGTACAACGTATTTCTCTAGTACCTCACGCACGAATAATGCTTTTTGCAATCGGTCCGTCGATTCCCATGTGTACATCGCTTCTTCACTATTTGCAGATAAATTGCCAAATTTTAACTCCCACATATCCGAATTCGATTTGTACAATAAACGAACTTCAAATTGGGAAGCCAAATCACTTCCAACAGGAATAAAAGTTACCATGCCTGGGGCCGATTTAACTTGTATACCCCATTGCGTGATTTCGTTTAGTATGTAGTGTTCAGTAGCAGCCACTTGCTCGTCTATGCTTGAATAGTGGTTGCACTGGGTTTGGTATACTCTGGCTATTAGTGTGGATAGCGATTCCATGTTTATGTGTTTAGTTCAAAAAATTTCTCACGAAGTAATTGCTTGTCCAAATTGTCGAAGTCCTCAAATTTACGGTTTTGTCTAGCTGGTACCGTATCTGCTTCCTCATCGTATGCATCCCCAATTACTATGTGTCCTGTTTTAGTGTTAATGTCAACTTCGTAAGTCATACCGTCGCCACCATATCTGTTTTTCATGATGTGTAGTCGTCCAGTACCGTTTACTTTGTCTTCTTTCTTTCTTGATAGCGACATACATAAGTCGGCTACGGCCATTTTTGCATAACTACCTGCGGCTTTGTCGCCTTCAATAACGCTATCTTTTGCACCAGCTCTGTTCACCTGCGACACCGACCAAATAGGTATGTTCATTTGGCGAGCAAGGCCTTTTGCGCTAGTATAAATATCGTCTATTTCGCCTTTAGTGTCTGTGTTTCGTTTTTTACTTGCAAGTAGATCTAAGTAGTCAATGATGATTAAGTCTGGCTCAATGCCCATTTCCCTTACTTTATTGATGTGTGACTCAATAGTGGACATGGTTGTTTTACCCATTGCAAATTCACGAATGATTAATTCACCAGGTAGTTGTGAGGTGATTTCCTCCACTTTTTCCTTGTGTTTGTCTAATTGGTCAACATCAACGCCAGTGAAGAACGCATCGTAACGTCTACCGGTATATGCTTCGCTTAGTTCCAGTGTGTAGTGGATAACGTTGTATCCCATTTTAACGGCCAATCCACCCATGGCTACTAATGTCCACGATTTACCACCACCAGGACCACCAAATATAAGTCCTAAATCGCCGTTACCAATACCACCCTGGATTAATTCGTTGATTTGTTCCCATGGTGTAGGTACAGTTTTTCTGTGGTCTTCACGGTATCTCGATTCAGTGTCGCGTTTGTATTCGTGGCCGATGTTCTTGTCTTGTCCGGCTTTCATTGCGGATTCAATCATGTACTTGATTGATTCGTAGTCACCAGCTTTAAGTAAATCTACACTGGATAGCAATGCTTTTTTAAGTTGCTGGTTTTTGCAGAATGTGCTGAATTCTTCCTGTACATACGGCAAATCGGATACATCTGTTTTGTATGCTTCACGAAGTTGTTCGCGGATGGATACTTTAAGTACATCGTTGTCGAGTTTCTTCATTTCCACTTTCAACATGTCCATTGATATAGTTGTGTGATACTTGCCGTAGTAGCCCAATATTTCACCAATGATCCATTTGTGTGCCGGGTTGCTAAAGTGTTCTTCGGTAAGCACATCGTGGATGTTTTGCAAGAATTCTTTGTGGTTGAGTAACGACGAAATAACTTTCATTTGAAAGGGAACGCCATATTCTTCCATTGATTGGAGTGCTGCCATATTATATAACTTTTATTTGTATTAAATGTACGAATGATTTATTGGTTGTCCAACAAATCTTTAAATGTATCTTGTATCCAGTAGTCTACATTTCTAATTAAACCGCCCAACTGGTCCTCGTGGTACATTTCCACGAATGCCTCAGGGTGAAATTCAAGTGGTGTGTTCTGGATTAAATTGTCAACGTCGCGTTTGTCTTGATCGGTCATCATGGGATTGGATAAGTCCATGATTTTGTATTTGTTTTCAAGTAGTTCTACATCGTGTAGCACTCTTGCGTATATTACGTGTTCTTTAATGTTGCGCTCACTGATTTCAAGTATGTCTTCAAATGTGAGTGGGTGTGAACTTAGTTCGGGGAATAACTTGAATAGTTTCCCAGCACCAAGTCCTTTGATGCCCGGTAATGCATCCGAGGCATCACCTAGTAGTGTCTTGTATAGTATGAAGTTATGCGGGTCAAGGTTGAATTTTTCACGTACCGTTTCCTCAGTATAGAATTCACGTTCAATTGGACGATAAACGATTACTTGGCGCGTAATCAGCTGTAAATAGTCTTTGTCGCTGGATACTATGAATACACGATCGTTCTCGTGTTTAGGCAATGTACCTGACAGATATGCGATAACATCATCTGCCTCAACATTACCCAAGGTAATGGTTTTAACCGGGAGTGTTTTTAAGTATTGGATGATGCGAACGATTTGGCCGATTTTTGCTTCGTCTTCCTCGTCGATATTGTCAAATAACTCGTGTTTGGTTACACGGGTAACATTTCTCCCCGACTTGTATTCGGGAATAATGTTTTTACGGGATGTGGATGAACCAATACCATCAAATACCATGATGATTTGTGTTGGTTGTATTTGGCGTATTAACGCGCCCAATGAGCGGAAAAAACCACCTAACCCGCCGATATGGACTCCGTTTGAATTAACTGCGTTTATGGCGCTGAAATTGCGGAAGAACAGATTTAATGAATCTATTAGCATGTAGCGTTCGTAAGTTGGTGTTTCCTGGTTTTCCTGGATATTGTCAAGTAGGTTAAGTAGATTTTTCTTCATCGGTTGGTTAATTAAATTATTGCGTCAATTTCGTCTGGTGTAGGGTAACTGTCCTGTTTTTCTCCCCATTCTGAATCGTCTGTGTCGATACCATATGTTCCAGCACCCAAAATGTCCACCCATTCGTGCGAATGTTCTTCTTTGTATTTTTTGATTGCGTTCGGGTCGTCCTTAATGAAACCGTGTGTGGTTGAAATAATGGTACCAGTTGTGGTAATACCGTTGATGTGGTTTTTATCACATGCAATTTTAGTACGCAACGCGAATTCTACTTTTTTCTTGTCTTTGGTTGCGTTGATTTTTGATGTACCGGCATTGGTAATATTACCAAATGTTAAACATAACGATGCATCGTAGTAAAACGTATCCCCTCCTTTATTGGTCATACGAGGTTGAGACATTGGTGTTAATGCTGGAGCTACACCTGTTTTGTTGATGATTAAGAATGTATTGGTGTATTTGGATGATTCCTTACGCGACAATACAATTTGTTGGTTAATGAAATTACCAAATTGCGTAGCGATAGCTCCACTGTTCCACATAGGGTTGTTTGTGCCTTTCTCAATGCTCATGTCGCAAGCAATAGATCCAACTGAATCCCACAAGAACAATAAGTCGTATGGTAAGTTGCCTTTTTTCTGCTCGTTTAATAAGTCGATCATGAATGTAGCAATATCCTCAATTGAATTTAATGTGCTACGGTCGCGGTAAATGAAGAATCCAGTGTGGTCAGTGATTTCGCCAGTTGATTCGTCAATAACGTCCTCCATTTCGAAGCCCATTGTTCGCCAATGCTTGAAGTCATGCTTCATTTCCGTGATGATTAACACGGGTAACACACCCATTTTTTGTGCATTCACAGCTAATTCGATTGATGTAGTACTTTTTCCAGTATTTGAACGGCCTCGCACCATCATGATGTGCCCCATAGGACAACCAGGAATGGATAACGCGTCTTGCAGGGCGGGAGAAAAAGGAATCCAACGTTGTTCCTTGAACTTTACGTTGGATGCCAATCCTTTACTCTGCTTAAATTTGTCTAGACTGAAATTTGCTTTGATTGCTTGGTCAGCAGCTGCTGACAGTGATTGTCTTCCTTTAGCCATAACTTTATTTTAAGTAGTAAATAATTTGTGTACGAATTAGAACGGCATATCGTCGTCATCGTCCTCAAACAACTCGTCGAATTTGTCCGCTTTCGTTGTTTTTGCTGCAGGTTTAGTAGATACGCTGTAATTAGATTTAGGTGCGGCTTTTTGCTCGTCTGGGAATACTAAACTGTCCTCGTCTTCCTCACCTACAGGTGCTAACCATTCTTGCAACGCTGCTTTGATGTCGTCAAATGGCAATGGTTTGTATGTGTCTAACGGGTTTGTTTGTTCTTCTAGTAAACGCTCAACTACAGCATCGTCATCGTATAACGGTGATGTTTTAATTGCAACTGAAATAGTTGTTTTGTTGTATGCAGTACCAGTGGATTCAGGTCCTACAGTAGTTAGTTTAATGTCTCTACCTACCATGATGTCTGTGAAGTCACCTACTTCTTCGTCAGCTGCTAATTGCAGGAACGCTTCGTAAATTTCCTTACCAAATTCCCACATTTTAACACCGTCCTCTTCTGCACCACGTACAACTACAGGTACTTGGATACGAACTTTAGGGTCAAGTTTTTTGGCTAACTTCCAGTTTTCTTTGTCGTTAGTACCACGCAATTGTTTTGCGAATTCAGCGATAGGATCTTTTTCACCCCAGTTTAATGGTGAAGCGATTACTTTTTTACTACCGATATTGTAGTAGAATTTCAACTCAGTGAATGGATTTTCCTTGTTGAATTTAAATGGTACTACACGAACTGTTTGTTTACCAACTGTTGGTTTGAATTTGTCCGGGTACTTCACATCACTCTTCTTAGAGGATTGTGGATTTTGCATTGCTTCTAACTTGCGTTTGATTGCGTCAATGTTCATATATAACTTATTTATTTGTTTACAACTTGAATATACGGAACCTTTATTGGGGAGCCAAGCATTTGTTTAAATGCTTACATCCATTCGCCTTGAGTATCTATAGTGTATAGCACTAATTTAGATGTTCCTGGTACTTTAGCGTCATTGTTGATTGGTGCCTGAGCGTCTAGCTCTTGTTTAAGTGACTCTACTTCAGATGAACTTAACCGGTGGTCTACTGGGTACATTGCTGTTGTTCTAGTATCAATTTGGTTTGATTTGTTGTAGATTAATTGGTTTTCGGTTTGGTATGAGTATTGGTATATGTACTTTGGGTTGTCTTTGGAACATGAACCTAATGATAACGCTACGGATAATGCAGCTCCAAGTATAACTTTGTGAACACCAGATTTTAATTTACTCATGGCGTCTTTAAACATACCTTCAGTGATGATTCCAGCCAATAATTGCATCCTAAGTTCTTCTTCAGTATAAATCATATTTCAATTATTTTGTATATGCGCGTTTGGAGTGTTTTGATTTGCCCCTCTTGCGTTAACAATATGCTGTTTTTGTAGTGTTGCCAGTCAATTGGGAATTTTGGGTCAACTACACCACCGTTTAAACGTTTAATTAGTTCGTTTAATGAGTTAATGGTGTACAAGACATTGAATTCTTTCTTGCGGTGCACTAAAATTGTATTTTCTGGTATGTCTGTTACATTGCCTTGGTCAATGTTGTATGTTACCACATATTCGTTGTTGCTTTTAATGTGCAAAACGAACATTTTGTTGTATAGTATGCTGTACTTGTTTGAAAGACCACCAATTAGGTTGTCTAGGTCACCGAGTGTGGTGAAAGTACATAGTAAACGATTGT